GTCCCTCTACGCTCCCTGTCGGGAGAAAGACCGGGGGGCGTGTATTAGCCACTATGCCATGTACTGACTAAACCACTTATCGATGTAGCCCCTCCACTCATCCCGCCTGTAACGCCTAGCCTCATCCAATTCCAGTCGGCTCAAGCATTCTTCCTTGCTTACGTCACAGAATATCAATTCCGCTCCCAGATCGTCGGCCAGCTTCTCCCGCTTGTATCGGTCCGCATACCCGCCAATCACCCAGGCACTGTGCCATTTGCCATATCTGGTCTTAATGTTATCCAGCAATAGGTTATGAATGCCCCGCACATTGCTCAGTAGATTATCAGGCTTATCGTAATCAGGCAGCATTGATACAGCGGCATATAGCCTGTCCATATCGACAACCAGGTCACCGCGACCCACACACTCCCGAACATAGGACATTTTACCGGCCAAGGGTGGCCCGTAGATTATATAGACCCCGCGCTCCCGCCGAACAGAGAAACGATGGTGGATCTCGTTATGGCAATGGTGATGCACTACAATTACGTTAACCGGGCTCAAAGATATTGACGTATCATGGACATTCTCCGGCGTCAGCTCTATGAGGTGATGCAACGTCAGCTCTGCCGACCTTGCTACCCGCTCTCCGCAGTGTTGACACCGCAGGCCCCGCTCATTAATAATCAGCAGCCTGAACTTTTGCCAGGCTAAACTTGCATAGAAGCTTCGTAGCACATTATATTTAACCACCTGCTACCATTCCTTTGTACTCGGATGCATTTCTTTCATCTCAAAAAATAGTTTAATAGCCTGGATATTCCCGCGCTTGCACTGGTTAATCAGCGCCTTCCACACTTCGGATAGTTCTGCATTTGTATATTGATCAAGTTGGCTGTTCACATAATCGACATACCTTTTATCCTTCATCCACTTCCAAAGGGTCTTTGGGGTAATGCCAACCTCTTTACATTTCTCTTGTTTTGTCCGCCGATCCTCAGGGTTTAACAGGAGTTCAGCCATCTTAATTTGTTTTGCATGAGGTTCCCATTCCTTACTTTTTCTTTCCTTTGCCTTTGTGTTTTTCAACATCACCACCCGCCAATAATATGTCTGGTACGTCTTGGTTAAATCCATTCCAATCGAAGCCATATCTAGTTAAAATGTCTCTAAAGTCCTCTATGTCATGGTCCTCAATCCGCAAGCCTCGTTCTCCTATACCGATATGCCGAAGTTCATGCAACATTAATATTTTCTTTTGATTTTCAGTCATGTGATAAGTATTAGGCTCGTAAAAAGTTACGATAAAATCAAAAGGAAGGTAAGCAGTATAAGCGCTCTTTACCTTCCTACAGTCCGCAAATATTGTTTTGCCTTTATCACGTTTGGGTTCATAACTCCTGATGTAATCAACCTTTATATTAAAATTTCTGATGACATGCAACTCAGGTATGGCGCCAATTATCTTTTCTCCAAGCTCCCGCAAATCTTCTGCTACCTCATAATCCACCAGGGCCAGTTCCTTACGCAAGGCCCTGATAATGCTAGTTTTCTCTTCTGTACGTAGCTCCTGATATAACTCATTTAGCTTTTCAATAGCTGCGCATGTTCCTTCGCAATAAATTATACAGGATTCACAAATTGGCACACCATCCATAAAATCACCCACCATTTTTCTATAACAAAAAGACACCGGCTGCCCGGTGCCCTATTTAGGGTATACGCTATAGCGCTATTATATCACCTTTTAAGAATTTGTCAAATTTGCCATTGTGCTTGTGGTAAAACTATTTTAGGCTTCTTCCGCTTTCTCTTGGCGCTCCTGCTGCTACCTTTACTCAAGTCTGGGCGACCGGCTGGTAATACCGGTGTGAATCTCTTTCCTATGCTCCACAGCACCTGCATTCTGAGATTAGCTGCTAAAGCCTTTTCCTTATCCTCCCTGCTTAAATCAGCTAATTTATTTTCGTCATCCCACCATTCTCCGCCGCAGCGAGGGCACTTCCAAAAACCTTTACTCTCGTACACCAAGGCCTCCCCGCACCTTAGACAAAGAAAGTCTTTTTCCACTACCAACACCCTCACCACCTCCTATCCCGTTCATAACTACAATATCAGGATAATTTACCCACCAACATTTCGTTCTTCTCATCCCAGATAACTGGAACCCTAACAGGCAACTGACCTTCCGGAAATGTCATTTTTGCCATTATTGAGCTACAAGCTAAACGTAAACTATCAGACGCTGGGTTCTTTTTCTTATAAGCTTTTCTAGCCCTAATCCCACTCTCCGCCCGGGCTACCGGTTTAATCGCAATCGCCTTGGGCGCTATGCCAATCTTGACGTGAATAAAGGGATAATCTTCCTCCATCCAACTGATAAACTTCTCGCCGGCAGCTGATAAAATGCTGATATAGTCTTTGTGGATTACTATGGCCATTTCTCCTGCATTGCGCTGCCCTGTCTTATACCAGGTAAACGCACTTGGGTCGATCCAAGTTGTTACCTGGCCATTTACAGCCTGGTCGTTACTTCTCTCCTGAAAACTACTGCTCGAAAACCCGTCAATAGCTTTCCTTGGCCTTGGCAAGATTATCGCCTCCTGATAATTTTCCTAAATCCGACCCTCGTATTTTTCTGACTCGGTTAAAAACGAAATATTTGTTTACACCGTAAATGGCCCCTATTTTTTCGTAAGTCAGCCCTTTTTCTTTAAACTTAACCATATCCGCAACATCTGCTTTACTAATCTGGGGCCTAACCCTGTCCGGATGGTCAGCTTGGACCATTTCAAACGCGGTTTCCGGGTTGCAGCCTCTTAATATTGCAACGATTAAGGCGTAATAATTAATCTTGATGCAGGCGGCGTCCACCTTAATCACCTCACTACTAAACTGTGTTTGAGTGTAATACCTGCCTCAGTGATCGGCACATTTTCTCTTCCGGCTTAGTGCGCCAGTATGAATTTAAAGCCCCGTCTTTTATTTTCACTTTCGCGTCAATGGTCCATCCTTCGGTAAGTCCACCACACTCAGGACATTTTACTTTCGGTCTAGTCGGTATTCTCTTGCGCAGCTGGGTAAACTGCCCACAAGGCTGGTGATATATACGGACACGTACACCGTCAATCAAATCAGACATTAGCTCTTACCCCCTCAATCCTTGCCTTTACGGCCGATAGTAAAGCTTCCTGCCCAAGGGCCTTGCCCTCCAGCGCTCTCTTCACGTCCTCATCCACTGTCCCTTCAGCTACCAGGTGGTGTACGATAACTCCCTGCTGCTGTCCTTGCCGGTCCAGCCTGGCGTTAGCCTGCTGGTACAGCTCCAGGCTCCAGGTTAGCCCGAACCAGACTATGATGTGCCCCCCCGCCTGGAGGTTCAGGCCGTGGCCGGCTGACGCGGGATGCGCCAGCAGCACTGGTATCTCTCCTCTGTTCCAGTCCTCAATATCGGCTTGATATTTCAATTGCCGCGGTTTGTGTTTTTTCAGGTATCGCTGCAATCGCTCCAGGTCGTGCCGGAAGGAGTAGTACACTAACACCGGCTGCCCGTTTGCCGCTTCCAGGATATCCTCCAGCGCTTCCAGCTTGGCGTTGTGGATTTCCTTGGCTAAACCGTTTTCGTCGTAGACGGCGCCATTGGCCATCTGCAGAAGTTTGATACTCAGTGCCGCCGCCGTATTAGCCACCACATCGCTGCCAGCCAGCGGCAACAGCAGGTCCCGCTCCAGCCGCCGGTACTGTTCCCGGGCTTCCGGGGATAACTGAACCGGTATGAAGTTATCAATTCTCTCAGGCAGTTCCAGCCAGTCATTGGCGCTCATGCTTACACAAATGTCAGATAATTTGTCATAAATAGCTTTTTCGGCTTCAGGTTTTGGGATCCAGTTAAACACTGTCGTCCGATTACGCCTACCTGGTACAAAATATCTTTCCCGGTAGCCCCTGATGGTCTTCCCTAACCGCTCCCCCCTGTCCAGCAAGTACACCTGGGGCCAGAGGTCGATCAACCCGTTAGGCGCTGGCGTGCCGGTCAAGCCGACTATCCGCTTGATAAGGGGCCTTACTTTTCGCAGCGCCCGGAAGCGCTGGGCCTTGTTGGACTTGAAACTGGATAGCTCGTCGATGATTACCATGTCAAAGGGCCAGCGTTTTCCGCAGTGCTCAACCAACCAGACAACATTTTCCCGATTAATCACGTAAATGTCAGCATCTATATTCAAGGCCGCTAGTCTCTGTTTCTCCGGCCCTAATATTTTTGCAATCCGAAGGTATCGCAGGTGGTCCCACTTGGCTGCCTCCCTGGCCCAGGTATCCTCCGCCACCCTTAGGGGGGCTATTACCAATATTCTGGCAACCTCGAAGCGGTTATGCAGCAACTCTGCTGCAGATGTCAGGGCGCATACAGTTTTGTCAACCTAAGCCCATACCAAGAAATAATCCTGTTACCGGGTCCGATAATAAACGATTAATGGCGTAACGTTGGTACCCATGTGGTATGAACTTCATTCAGTCACCACCTCCCGACCTAAAACAGTACCAAGAAAAAATTTCTCCTCTTTCACATGCAAAGCCGCATGTTCTTCTTGTGAACTGAGAACTATTAAGTTTTCAGGGCTATTATTGTGCTTATTGCCGTCAATGTGATGTACTACTTCACCTGGTAAAAGTTTTCGGCCTAACATCTGTTCAGCTATTACTCTATGGGCGTGTCTCCTGTGAATTTTTGTATAAGATTTACCCTCACCTTTACCTAAATGCGCTTCTCGCAATTTAGCTTTTACTTCTAAAGTCATTCGAATCGGGTTAAGCTCCTCATTTAGCGTTTTCATCAGGCATTGTGGGCTGCAGAAGTTACGCGAACTAGCCTTAGACGGCGATTTAATTACTTCTGCCCCACATCGAAAACAACTCGTTTCGATTCGGTTTTTTGCCTTATGACTGTAATAGCATTCGCGACTACAAAAAACATTCTTCTGATCTTTTACTTTATGGGGCCTTGCTGAAAAAACTTCACCGCACCATTCACAGTTGACTATCATAATCCGATTACCTCCGCGATAAAGTTATCAACAGCTGCTAGGGTATCAAGACAGTAAACTGTAAATCCCATGGCCCGGAGTTCCTCTGCCCGTTTTCGCTGGAGTGGCCTGGGCTGCTTGCCTGGCGCCTTCATCTCCACAAACACCGCTTTGCCTCCAGGAAGTAAAACTAACCGGTCCTGCATCCCTGCCCTACCCAGGACGGTGAATTTCAGCGCTCTGCCTCCGCGCTTTTCAACTTCACGTTTTAGCCGTCGCTCTATTCGTCCCTCGTTCATCTCTGCCTGTCCTCCCTGCAAAAACTTGCGGTTGCCGATGGTTGCCGAGTTGCCGTTATTTTCTTACACGCGCGCATACACGTGATCGCGCGTGCGCACAGGTGCTATATTCTTATATTAATTATTACTACTATAGTTATCGGCAACCTTGGCAACTGTACCTTTAAACTCTTACTGCGCCTTGTTTTTCCCGGTTGCCGATATCGGCAACCGGTTTATGTTTATCGGCAACCTCGGCAACTTTTTTTCTTTGTTAACTGCAGTTGCCGATAATATTGATGGCCTCGGCAACTTTAGATCGGCAACCTTTTTATCCCTCGGCAACCTCTATCGGCAACCGATATCCGGCCCTAGTGTAGGCTCTTTGAACTCCGTACAACCTAAATTTCATCTTCCCATCTTTGTTACCGCTGTACTTTTCCCACCCGTTTACCTGCCGCATTAGCCCGTGAAAATCGTCCACTTCAATCCTTTTGATATCGGCCAGGTCTTTCCCAAACAACTCACACCATATTTCCGCTACACAGACCCGGTCCCGCCGTACCGTGCCCTCTTGGGCCTGACCGAAGTCCCCACCATTGATGAACAATCTCCTTTCGCTCAGGCTTCTTTCCTCCCAGTCAGAAGGTAGTAGTAGTTCCAGATAGTCCTTGATAAAGCCCAGCCGCTCATCACTCTCCATGGCTAACTTCTGCTGCTCATAGGCCTCTTCTGCCACCACTCCGTCAAGGTAAAGCCCCTCGCCGGCTCTGTACGCCTCCGCTGCTTCAGCCCATATCTGGTTAGCTGTATAGCCATCCAGGTCCCAGGGCGCCCTTATTCGGTTTACGCCTGTGACCGTAACCGGCCAAAAACGCCTGTTACCGGTACTGTCCCGCAGGAAACCGGTATCGTTGTTGGTGCTGCCCACAAGGACGCACTGCCGCGGCTGCTCTACCGTATGGCGCCCATACGACGGCCGGTAGATATCGCGCTGCCGGCTTAAGAATGACTTTACCGATTCAACCTCAGTTTTTTTGAACCCGGCCAGCTCTCCGATCTCCAGGATCCAATACCCCTGCAGTTTCTCCGCAGCTGTCTTATCCTTCATGTCATTCATGTTAAGTGAATCATTGAACCAGTTACCAGCAAGTCGGGTGAATAACGTGCTCTTGCCTATCCCCTGTTTCCCCACCAGGACTAGCATGTAATCAAACTTACAGCCCGGCTCCATCACCCTGGCGACTGCAGCTGCTAACAACTTCCTGGTCACGGCCCGGACGTAAGGTGTATCCTCTGCGCCCAAGTAGTCAATGAGCAGCTCCTCCAGTCTTGGAATGCCGTCCCACTCCGGAAGCCCCGCCAGGTACTCACGGATTGGATGGAATGATCGCTCGTGGCTGACCGCATCAAGAGCAGCATTAAGCTTTGGAGGTGAATAAATTTTATAGACCTTCTCCAGGTAGACCAGTAAATTAGAGTCATCGCTATCATTCCAATTTGGGCCTTTATCATCTTCAGGTTTACGCCATGGCATCGGCTCCAGGAGCACGATAAAACCCCGGTGAGCGTTGTAGGCTATCCCCTTCAGGTTCTGGTCGTTGCGCAAGATCAGGACCAGGTTACTCAGAGTGTCTAATATTTCACCGCGCTTGTTAAACTTCAGGCGCTTTAGCCAGTCATCCGGAGCATCCTGGCCCTCAAAATCTTCCTGGGCTCTGGCCAGCAGCTCCTCTCCCAGCGTTGCCTTGACCTGGTCGTCAGCCATGGCGAACTCCACCATGGCCGTGTAAGATGGCAGCCGCACTGTCGGTGTGCCCGGCTCCGCGTCATCATCTCTTATACCAAACCGATGTAGCCTGACCAGGTCAAAGGCGTTGACCAGCTTACCGCTGATCGGGTCAGTCCCGTGGTGGCTGTAGGCGAACTTGTCGTTGTCATAGAGCACCAGACCCCCAACAGAGGATCCGGGGCTATAGGTGTACCGCCCATCGCCGCAGGGCTCGTATACTTCTTCCAGGAAAGTTTCCAGCGCAACTGATACCGGGTAGGCCCGGCAGAAGGCGCCCACTATACCTGGCTTTTCTGTAGGATCCCCCTGCTTGTCTGCCAGCTTCTTACGGCTTTCTCGCGTTCTTGAGGACTCCGGCCAGTAGGATATATCGCGCCAGTCTGGGTACCTGGCCAGGACCGTATCCGGATCCAGCCAGGGTTCATCTAGGTGTTGAAAGAAAAACTCCCCGTCTGAGGCTGTTGACGGCCAGTACATCAAACGGTGGGGCTGATACGTGGTGTCATCAAAGAAGTCAATCCCCAGGTCCGCTGCTATCCTCCTGGCCACAGCCTGGTACTCATCCGGCGCCACCGGTCGGGAAAGCGGTAACACAAGCCGCAGGCGGGGCGTGGCAGAACTGTGTTTATGGGTGGAGTACACTGCGCAGCCACAGCCTAACATGACCTCCACAGAGGCCCAGAAGTCACCCTTGATATAATCCGCGTCTAGGGTAACTACCTGGCGCCAGACCACCGCCTCAGTCTTGCGCCGGCCACCCTTTAGCGTGCCCCCTACGAATCCCCCTACATCTTTCACCTGGTCCTGCTCTTTTCGGGTTAGTTTCTTGTACTCTTCGTAGGTTTCGCCAGTATGGGTGGTCCGGTTCAGCCGATCCACCAGCTGGGACCAGAGCAGCTCCCGGTTTTTCCAATCGGTTTCCCTCCGGCTGCGGCCGGTAGCAATGGTTAGGGGGCCGTCGTATTTAATTTTGAACACTGCAGCTAAAGATTTGCTCATATCGCTATCTCCTTAAACCGCCACCGATACCTTTTCTTCCATCTTCACTTTTAGGTCTGCTGTTTTTATTTCGAGCTTAGCCTCTTTCGCCCAGGCTACCACTTCAGCGTTTAACTTAACGTCATTCGCTACTGGTTGGTTTTTATCGATCTTGGCCTGCATTAATTTCTTACCCCGAACCTCCAGACAGGCTGCCAGCTTACCTTTATCGTCAGCAACAAGGACAATCCATTTTGAGTTGTCTTTCATGTCTGATCCGTAGGAGGCTACGCAGTTGTGCAGCTCGGTGCCGGCTTCCAGCAGTTCGAGTGATTCTTTCGGTAAAAAGAACTTCATTCGATCTTTTTGCATAGAAAGCCGTCTAACGATATGCTCCGGAATATTGAATTTTAGGTTTACATGCTGCTGTATCCGATGCCGCCGCGCCATCCAGTCGTGTAAATCTTTGAGCTTAACCTGTTCTGTCTGTAACGCTAGTTGGTTCTCCTCGTTCAGCTGCTGGTAGAGCTTGATGCAGTCCTGTAACTCTAAATCCTTTGCTGCTTCCACCAGGTGAACAACTCCGGCCTCTCCGTAAAGGGGCAGCATAGCTTGCAGAAATTTGAGCAGGAGATCTTTAAACAGCAGTTGTCCTGTTAATTTTTTTAACCCAGAATAGAGTTGAAGTGCGTAATCATAGTTCTGGCATAGTGCAAAAGCTTCAGCTAACAAGCTAACATCAAAGGGATCTTCACTTAGAATCTTTCTTACGGTTGGTTTATCAGGTATTGAGTTAACTGTTGCCAGCGAAGTTATGAAGTCCTGTTTACTCTTTGTTAGCTTTGTTAGCTTTATAACCTCATCCATAAAGCTGCAGCTACTGATCATCTTCATTTCCCAGAAGCGCCTGATTGTCTCAGGGTTTTCCCGGTATATTACCGGCAAGTTAGGGGTGTCCGGAAACATCACACGATAAGCCAGGTTGAATATCGGGAGTAAAAACACACCATAGCAACCAGGGCTGACGTACATTGAGGCCACTTTATAACCAAGGCGCTTTTCCAGCTTGCTGTGCACGCTCTCCCGGAGAACTCTTAATATTTTGCTTAGTTCCGTTTTCTGCCTTGAGTTTGCCAGGCTATTTGAGTAGAAAAATCCAAGCATACTTTTTTCTAGCACACCTAACTTAAAAGGGTCTCCGATTTCCATGGATTCAATTTCACAGCCGTTGTTGAAATAGGTGAATGATACAGATTGTTTTGCAATGTCGAAACGGAAAATCTCCTTGCGCTTTCCTTCATGGACCCTCAAAAGGTCCCTGAATTCCACTGTTTTACTGGTAGCCTCGAAGACAACCGCATTCTGAAAAGTTTTAACCGTTAACCTAACCTGATTAGGCGCCGGTTCATCACGCTTAACATAGGCTACATGCTTAGAATGTTTCATTCCGCAGTTTGGGCAGTGGAAAAAATCTCCCCGTTCATACCAGCCCATACACCCAGTTTTCCTGCCCCAGGCCGACACAAAAGCCTGATTGCACTCTTCACAGAAGTACTGAAAGTGATGCATCCCGTTATCATTGGGATAGCCCAGATTCTCAGCGTAGGTTGTGAACATCTGAGGGATTACGATCTCAGCTGCAAGCATATTCTCCCCACCTCTCTAATTCAGGAAATCGAATTCATCATCTAAGGGCGGATCTGCTTGAGCCGTGGGAGGGCTATCGGTTTGGTCATCGACCGGATCAGTGATTAGTTCACCAGCTGGGGCGCTAGTTTGGTCATCTGCCGGTTCTTTTTTCTCAGCTGGTTTATTATCAGCTGATCCTCTTTTCTTGGTCTTGGGCTTCTCCGATTGTTCAGTTTCAGTTTTAGTAGGCTGTGTTTTTTCTGTATTGTTGTAGTGCTTGGCAAGAGCGGTTGCTGTGTCCACCGCACGTTGCATGCCGGCTACATAATTTTGGAGGGCTTCAATATCTTCCGGCTTAACCGAATGGGCCTGCTCAGTCTGTTTGTCGTTGTGGTCGAGTAGGTTTTGGATATCCTTTAAAACTCGGGCCTGCTGGTCCATAGAGCTGATAACGCTGTTAAAATTCATTGAGTTTTACCTCCTTAGTTATCAAGTAACTTGTAACAAGCTTCTTTTGCTTTGGGGTCGTTAAGGATATCTTCTTTGAGCTGGTTCCAATTTACGTCAGCCAAACGGGCATCAACCGCTTTAGCGGCCTGGCGCATGTTGTTGTAGATTTTACGAGTACCTGTTAAGCTAATACCTGATAATTCATGGCTAATGGTCCATCCAGCCAACAAAGAACAATCCTCGGAATAACGCCTGTTAATCATTAATCCTGGGTAATCGTCATTTCGGTAGACGTCTACAGTTATTGTTGTGCTCTTAAAGGCTAAATTACCGCGCCCTTTTTTCCAGCCTTTGGCCGTTTTCTTTTCGTCCTCAGTTAAAATAAGGGCGCTTATTTCATCAACTAGGCCATCAAGGACGTAGTTTTCTAAATTCTCAGAAATTTTCACCAGATCGACATGAATTTGTTCTAAAGTCCTTTGAGGCATTTATTTAAGTCTCCTTTCTTTAAACTGATCCGCCAGCTGATCCTGTGAAAGCCCCAGCCGGTAGCTCCCAGTGATCAACGATCATATCCTCAGCAGTTATATCGTTGTTCAGGGACAGCTTAATCCACTTATCAGCATCCATGTTTCGTGGAACCCTGGAAGTTCCGCGATCTGCAAGTTGAGTAACTGTAAGCCTGTTGTCAATAGTGTGGTCCAGTTCTTTTTCCATTTGCACCAGTTGCCAAAACCTCTCCGGAGATACCTCACGTAAAGTCGCCCACTGATCTGCTGTGCTGAAAATGCAGCCACAACATGATGTCCTGCTGAAACCTAACCAGTAAGCTGGATGGGGCAAAACACGGTGTTTTTCAATGATGCTCCAAATCTCCTGTTCGCTCCACTCGATTACCGAACGCCACCAGGTTACGTTCCGTCCTTTCTTGCTGCAAGGGTGCAGCTCTACGTTAAGGTACCTGGCCCGGTTGGCGCTTTCCTCACGTCTTTCACCGGTGATTACAAGAAAGTTACCTTCCTGGTAGTCTGGGTGGTTATTCAACACCCGCCGCATGACATCTACTTTGAGATAAGCTGTGCACCAGCGGGTTCTTAAATCGACTGACTTGGCTGGAAATTTTCGGCGTGTGCTATACTTGCCGTTATGGGTAGGTAATGTAATAACATTACTTTGATGTTGAAACTGGACCGGGTTGGTTCTGCTATTCTCACGCAGCATTTCACCGTAAAACCCATGCATCCGCCACTGGAATTCTGTGTGGATCTCCAGCGCTTTGCCGAAGGCCCTAACGTATGGCCCAGTTATAGGCCAATCAGCAAACTGCATATCCCCTGGGCCTCCGTCCACTGACTGATGCCAGAGAACTATATTACTCTTAGGAATTCCAAGGTCTAAGAGGTATAAAACGCAAGCAGCGCTATCTTTGCCGCCACTGGTCGAAACTATGATTTTGTTGTAGATTGAAAGATCGGTTAAGTCGCCTTTTAGAGGGGTTTCAGCTTGTTCCAGCTCTTCAAATTTTAGCGCTGTATTCACGTCCTCTACCTCCTTACTCAATCGTCTTTTTTGTAATATTCAGTCTCAAATCCGTCTGCATTTAGCGGCAGCCCCGGTGCCCAGCTTATTGGTTGACTGATTATCACCGCCATTTCTATAACTGAGCCACGACCGTAAGGTTCCTCAGCTATGATCTCATCATGAACGTGCATTACCATATGGTATCCGGCAGCGTTCAGCCTGATCATGCCTTCCGCCAGGCAGTCCCGGGCTATGGCCTGCACACAATTTTCAACGATTTTCCCGCCGTAGGTTTTCAACCGGCCCCATTTCCCCTGTTCATAACCCTCATAGGTAAGCGCAAATTTGTTAAAATCCATATCCTTGACTAACCGTGGTCTCACATAAGCCAGGCGCCGGCCAGAAGGTAACCGGATAAACAGAGCACCAGCTTCATAGATGAACGCCAGCCCGTGCTGTAGAGTAACCGTTGTCTTTTCCCCAACTGCCTTTAATGCAGCTTTCTCTGCGTCCCGCCAGAATTGCACTATACTCGGGTTGGCCTTCCGCCAGCTGTTAACCAGCTCCGGCAGCTCCTCTTCCGTCAGGCCCATCTTCAGGGCGCCCATCTTGATTAAGGCTCCCTTAGCGCCTTGGTAACCCAAAGCCAGTTCTGAAACCTTACCTTTTTGGCGAAGTGGTGAGGCCTTGGTTATTTCCTCAATGGGCACCTTAAACATTTGACTAGCTGAGGCCTCATAAATTTTGCCGTGACCCGCAAAAACCTCAAGCCGCCATTTTTCACCGGCCAGCCAAGCTATTACCCGGGCCTCTATGGCGCTGTAGTCAGCTACTATGAACCGGTGCCCCTCAGAGGGAATGAACGCTGTCCGGATCAGCTGTGAGAGAACACCAGGTACACTTTCAAAGAGCAGTTCCAGGGTTTCATAGTCGCCAGCTAGTAGGAGCTGCCGGGCCAGGTCCAAATCTGTCATAGTATTTTTAGGCAAGTTGTGGACCTGCACCAGCCGGCCGGCCCAGCGCCCGGTCCGGTTGGCGCCGTAGAACTGGAGCAGCCCTCGGATACGGTCATCTTCACATTTACCGCAGTCCATGGCCTTGTATTTCTTGACTGAGGTTTTGGCCATCTCCTGTCGCAGCTCTAGCACCTGCTTGACGGTTTCGCTTTCTGTCTGCTCCAGCAGCACCGGCACCGTTTCCTTGTTCAGGCTCTCTACCTCAATACCCTCAGCCTCTTCCAGCCAGGCCTTGAGCTGGGCCACGCTGTTGGGGTTATCAAGCCCCGTCAACTCCAGGGCTTTTACCAATAGCCGCTCTCGGTAGGCCGTGTCACAGGCCATTGCATTACTGACCATGACAGGATCCACCCTTACCCCCAGGTCGTTGATCCGCTGGTCCAGTTCCCAGAGCTGCTGTTCACTGCCCAGCACTGGATACCGCAGCAGCTGCTTGCGAATGGCCCGTTCTACCTCCACGTCCTGGATACAGTAAGCCTTAAATTCCTCCCACTTTTTAGTGTCGTGCTCTGGCAGGTTCCGGATCCGCATGCCGTTGGCTTTAGTTGGCTTACATGGTATTGAGAAGTAACGGATCAGCGCTTTACCGGCGGCGTCTTTTTGCTGCTGCAGCTTGAGCGATTGGGCTACCGCTTCCAGGCTACCAGGTAGCCCCAGGGTTAGAGCATGAACGGCTGTACAACGCCATTGGGATGGTGGCAGCGTCTGACCTAATAATTTAGCTAGACAGGTCCGTTCAAAGTTTGCGTTGAAAGCCGTTTTGATAATGTTAGGGTCTAATAGTGCGTGCATTATTGGTCTTGGTAACAGGTCACGGACTGTGAAGCTGTTCGGCAAACCGCCACAAACATATGGTGGCCTGAATATAAGCTGGACCGGTCCGTCATCATAGGCGTAGCCGAATATTAAGATTTCAAAATCAGGGGCTTCGGTATATGCGTAGACCCCGCTTTTGGCGAGATCTACGCTGGAAAATGTCTCAGTATCGATGCTTAGAACAGTCATGATTAACCTAGGAAATCGTCTTCGTCGTCACCGGCATCACCATAAGCTTCAAAGTCATCCTCGGCACGGCTCCGGCCTCCTAGATAATCCCCGTCTGCTAATTTCTGAACGTTATTTAACCCACAGGCAACACCCCTATTACCTTTTTTGTTGAACGGGTAAAAGTTTACACTGGCACGGCCATAGCAGCCGCTGTATACTTCCGTGCTGTCAATAACGGCGCGCAAGCGGCTATCAACCACGCCGGGAGCCGTCTTGGAGGTTGCGTTGAGAAAAAACATCCCCTCATACTCGGGCTGGTCCGGACGCTCTGCATCTCCGTCCCGTAACGGGGTCTTGAGATTAGCAGGGATTTTGCCATCCCACAGTTTAGATCCGAGCTGTTTTGCTGCTTCAACTGCGGCCTTGATTTTACGTAGGGTGTCCTTGTCACTTTTAGGGATGAGTAAGCAGACTGAATACTTTGGTTCATTACCTTCTTCAGCGGCCTGGGGCTGGAAAATGTGGCAATAGCTGAAGCGCACCTTTCCGGTAATAACCTTGGTGTCGGTGTTCTTAGTTGCAGCAGCTGTGTTAGGCATTTAACATTCCTCCGTAATAGTATTTTTGAAATCCTCGGCTGCTGACGCAGCTGACGAGATTTCCGGGCGCTTGTCACTCTCGGGTACCAGTGTCGGCTTGCCCGGAGGCTTGATAATCAGGTCCTCCAACAGCTCACCGAATTTCTTTTTGCCTATCACTTTTTCCATGGCTGTGATCCCCAGTAGTGATTGTGTGTAAATTGTTTCTACGGGGTAGTTAGCCCAGACTAAGGTTTCAGCTACTTTCTCCTCATCCGCGTACTTGCGGGTGCTGCGACCCTCGACCAGCTTCCACCCTTGCCACTTCTTCCCGTGGTTCTCTGCCTGGTCCAGGGCGAAGTCGTAAACGTCCTTTGCCCATTTCTGCAGTTGCTCAGATTTAGTCAGAATATCTGCAATCTCCGCATCCGACAGCAGTTCTGGCAGCCCAAAATCATACTTTGCCAGCTCCAGGTTGTTTTCAGCCCTTGCCCGGCAGGTGTACCTGGCCCGGCAGAAGCGGCAGTGATCCCCTGCTGAATATTCACCTTGACCCATAATGGCCAGGTTAGCCAGGGGTCTCACGACATTATCAGCCCACCAGTTTAACTCCTCTACTGAAATCTCATCAGCGGATATGCTATCTAACCGGGGCTGGCAGATGGTCACGCGCACGGCCTGAATATCGTAGAGCAATTCAAACAGGTTAACGGCGCCCAGGCCATACAGCTTCATCTGCGAGTTGTCTTCTGCTGAAACCGGCACTCCTTTGCCGTACTTAAGGTCTATTACGTCCAATACCCCGTCTGCGATTATCACCGTGTCACCGGTACCAAAGCCCTCTGGCACCCAGGGGCTAAAATCCAGCCGCTGCTCTACCATTATCACAGCATCACTGGTCCTGGCCCGGGCCTCATTAATCCGTTCAACTGCAAAATCAACATAAACTAGTACGTGATCCAGCATTTCCTGAGAGTAAAAGGGGTTTTCAGTTAACTTTTTCAGCCGCTGGTTAAAGGTTCGTTTCGTGATTTTCTCCAGGTAGAGGCTCAGATACAACTCCGCCAGTTCGTGGGCAAAAGAGCCTTCATCTGCATACTCACTAGTCTCTTCCGGAAATCGCTGCTCCAGCTGAGCGCTGGGTGGACAAGCCAACCAGCGCTTAGAACCGGAGGCGCTCAGAATAGCGTGAGCGCGGGGCGACTTCACTAAGGTTAAACCACTCATGCTATTTCCTCTGCTCCGGCTAATAGATTAGCATATTGCTTTGCCGGCACTTCCGTCAGTTTGGTAGCGCCAAAACTGTTTAGTAACTGCTTGACCTGGGCTTGTTTTCCTGACTGGGAAATCGCTGCTAGCTTGGCGCGGACCTGCTCCAGGGTAATCACAGGAGCGGGATCCGGGTCGGGCTCAGGCTCAGGCTCAGGCTCAGGCTCAGGCTCAGGTTGTGGGTCAGGGGTTCGGTCTGGCTCTGACTCCGCGGCGGGTTTATCACCACCCTCCTTTACTGTTGTATCAGTATCAATCGTTTTGCCAGAATTCTGTGCTAACCAGTTACATACGTCCATCGGTTTTGAAAGTGCGTCGGCCAGCGCCTGAATGGCACTGGCTAACTCGGGTGCATTGACGGTGACATTAACTTTGATATCCATGATCTTCCTCCTTATTTTTGGGGGCCGTAACTAAAGCCCCATCATTACCGCGAAACTGTCTAGGCCACGGTACAGCTGCCAAAGCATATACATCGTAAAAACCAACAGGACCCAGCCAATTAGCTTAGCGCCTGTATCAGCAATTAGCCACAGCTCCATTGCCCTCATCAGCCGGTCAAACACTGTCGTAGCCCTCCCACTTTTTGAAGTAGGCCCCACATCGACAACCGTAATGATGCCACCCGGTGTCGCCCTCGAACTGCAGCAGTCTTATCAGCCCGTCAGAACCATATAAATACTGGCCGCACTCAGGACAGCAACTGTAAAGCGCTATCTGTTTGGCTTTGATTGACAGCCATTTTGGTTCGAGCCTTACGATCAGCTGTCCTAAATCCACCTTCCGCAGTCCGTAAAGGTGCATGGTCCAGACAAGGGATGAATACATCTGGTTACGGGCTGGACCGTCGCCAAGTTTAACAAACATATCTATCTCAGTCATGAGAGTATCCCGGATCAAAGGGGTTGCTGTGGGCAGAGTAGTTACCTTGCATGGGCTGCTCTGTAATATTGGTTTTATCCTCGGTTGCAGTTGCAATAAAGCGCCCATTGTGATACACTTCCTTTAACCAAAATTTATCTTAAGTGCCGGTTTGCTGACCGGTGCTTTTTCTTTTCTGGGCATTATCTCTTTTACCCCGATCCCTCTCCTGACCGCAAACTGCTTCAGCTCTCCGATTTGCTTTTCTACCTGGACCAGTTCCCGCATGATGTTTTCAAACTCTGGCTTCTCTTCCTCGGTTAACTCCCCGTCTGCCGCTATGGCCACAATCCGGTTAATCAAAGGCTTAATATCATTTATCTCTTTCAGCAGCCCCATGACCATGACGGCCATATGGTCCTGCTCTACCGGGTGGGCATGTATTTGCCCGATGGGGCAGAGGCATGAGCAATATCTTACCGGTAAGTCCGGTTGGCCATATACCTTAGCCATTTGCAGCACCATGGCTGGGTCGGTAGCGTCTTTTTTTTCGATGTCGTATAGTGACCGATTGCATATGTGTAGTTCGGCAGCTGCAGCTTCTCTGCTCAATTTGGCTTCGATTCGTGCATTTTCAAGCATTTCAATCACTCCTTTCTGGGTTTATAATGTGGTTAATCAATCCCGCCGCAGCCCCCAAAGTTCCCGCCGTAGGGCTGCTCACTACCTCAACCGCCCATAAATTTCCTGCGCGTCTGGCCCTGGTCACCACCGGGGCCGCTATCCTAATTTCAACCGCATCCCATTCAGTCCTGACTAAAACTACTCCAAACTCCGCTAAATCCAATTGCGCTGCCCGTAATGCCTCCCCTGTCATCCCTCCTCACCTCGCTGCCTTTTTCCGTTTGGTCTGCCTTAAATGCCGTTCCAGTTCTTTCATTCCTGGTTCCTCTTCAACTGCCGTCTGGATCCTCGCAAGGATTGCCGCCTTCGGTATCCGCACCAACCTACCAGCCTTCATGCTATCAATCTGCCTGGTCCTGGCCCACTCCCTGACCTGGTACTCGCTAACCTGCAGCAGCTCTGCAGTCTGCTTTGGTGTTAAAAACGGCGGGTAATCCGCTATCTCAGGCATTCCTAGCCTCCTTTCTATCCAGCGTTTCTCTTTCGGTTTCAATTTTGGCCATCGCATACTCCAGTGCTACCCTTGCGTCGCTGTACGACAAACTGTGGTTTCTAACCGTTGATAGGATTATAGCTGCTACTATCTCTTTTCTTGCCTTGCCGTAATAGTCCATCCTTTCTCACCTCCCTTCAAGGAGTTGATTCCTGTGTACCAGTGCAAATGCTTTGCATCTAACGACCACCGTGAGCTGCAGGAGCAGGTTAACGCCTGGCTCCAGCAGCAGCGTCCTACTCGAGTTCACCAGATAGAAATGGTGGCTGACGGGGCTGAGTTTACTTATGTCGTGCTGGCTATTTACGTGGTGGCTGGCAAGAAAAGTTAAAGCTTTGAAAGTTCTGATTTAGCCTTATCTATTTGCAAATCAAGTTCTGCTACTTTTTGCGCCCTGGGTAACATGTCGTCGATAAGTCTCATTCCGAAATTCCTGTACAAGAATGCTATATCGTCTTTAGTGCTTGGTTCGTTGCTGGGGTAAAAATCGTACACTATTTCAATTTTTTCGTAGTCTTCATCGATAACACTATGGCCTACTCTTTCTTCAAATTCGTGCTTCATCATCGTGGTTATTCCCTCCTTTCCTTACTCTGTCCCTGTCACATCCAGCCCAGCCGCCTGGGTGTTTAAGCAATTACTACAGAGTCTTAAAATGCCAGCCAGTGGAACTAACTACTAAAACTTCTTGCGACTTTCCAGAATAGTACTTTTCTTTTATTTCTTCTTTAGTCAAGGGTTTGATGTGATAATGTTTTTTACATCCATCGCACAAATCGTTTATTGTATTAGCTTGTCGATAGTCGGGGCCACCTTTTACAGCGGAAGCATAGCACCTGAAATAATAATCCTTACTTTCATTTGGCTTCCCCCGTGTACTGACGGGGCGGTCCCCGTAATATACAGGCACGATATGGAAACACTTATTTTTACGTTTATCCATGGATTTTCTCAAACTCCTAGTGCTCGGTTCTATCCAGCGAACCTCATTTCTGGTAGAGTTTGCTTATAGGCGTCCAGGTAGTTAGGAGGAAAAATGGGTAAAGATTTTGGTGAACTTGCCGGTGATATTATGGTTGCTTGGTTAAGTGCTATCGGTTCTGCCAATGGCGGAGATACTTCTTCCGCCTCTCTTAAAGCCCAAAAAATTCTTTCGGATCAGGAAACCGTGGCAGGGTTCTACGAAAAGATTTTAAGGGCGATTAGGAAAGCTTATAAAACACCCGTAGAATAATTCGTAGCGCCATGGACGCCTATAGAAATCGTGACAATTGGTTAATTGCTAGTACATTTTCTCTTATCTGAGCTGCCACTTCTGGGTTCATAGGTAGCACCATCAGTTCCTCGTTTACTTTCCCCAGCAGTTCAATCTGCTTCTTGATAACCTCAAGCTTCTCCATCCCTTCTCACCTCCCCCCTCTACCCCGTACCTGTCACATCCAGCCTAGCCGCCTGGGTGTCATCCAGGAGGTCTGCTACTGAAACGCCCATTGAAATAAGACATAAATTTCTTTTAGCTGTTGTTGTAACATAGGCTTTTTCTTTAGTCTTAAAAAAACCGACATGATACCTTTTGTTGTTAATCCAAAAATAGCCCTCCCATACGTTAGCGTCTTTTCGGTAACTTACACCGCGTAACCCACTGGATTTGTTATTGCGCTGGGCGCCGATACGGTTTAATTGATTAATAGATTTGGTTACAGCTCTTAAGTTAGAGCGGCAATTATTTAAACTATCGTGATCTATGTGGTCAACCTCGTATCCAATTGGGGCGTTCATGATATAGCGATGCAAAAAAATCTGACGCTTTTTTCTACGGTTTTCATAAAAGTAGCCAATTACTCTCCACGAGCACTTACAGCAATGGGAATGTTTAAACCACGTATTTGGAAATTGCTGTACTAACGGAAGGTCTTTAGTGTCAATTAATGTTTCTAGGTTTCCAGATAGGAAGATGGCGGTAATGTTGCCACGAAACTCATAATTATTTTTCATCGATCAAGCCCCTCTGCCAGTAGTTCCAGTAGCATCCAGGCTGGAGACCTGGCCAATTTGCAACAATTCGTGGCAACCATCATTAAAAAAAAGCTCTTCAATGTCTACATTAAATAGACCAGCTATTTTTCTAGCCAAATCTAAAGTCGGGTTTCTATCCCCTGTCTCAATCATTCCATAGAAGCTTCGTGTAATACCTAACTTTTCAGCAACATCTTGTTGGGTTAATTTTGCCTTTTTTCGTAAGGTTATTAGCAGTTGACGATTAATGTTGACCACCTCCTATCGCCACGATGAGTTGCTTTATACTGCTAATTATAATGCCACATCACGTTGCAGTCAATACCTTTTGCAACTTTGTGATGCTATTATTTATAATGCAACATAATGTGGTAAAATAAGATATAAAGTAGGTGAGAAAATATGGCTTTAGGTGGTCGTATTATAGATTTAAGGAAACAGCGCAATATGACACAAGAAGATCTTGCAAAAGCACTAGCAGTTAGCCGTGGTGCTGTTTCAATGTGGGAAATTGATCAACGCACTCCCGACCCTGCAACCCTTCAACGCCTGGCTAACTATTATAATGTCTCTGTTGACTATCTTCTTGGCATTTCCGATATTCCGATGTCAAACTACATTCAAAAACGAGTGATGGAAATTTGCGTTTATATCCTTGACAGCCACGCCACTGCAAAAATCACAGCTCAAGTTTTTGGTGTCAGTGAAAACACTGTTTATAAAGATATGACTGAACGCTTACCAATTTTAAATAAGAATTTAGCTGATAAAGTAAAAAAGATCTGGGAAATAGAGAACCTCCCTTCCAAAAAACCGAGCTTCGATCAAGAAGTCCAGGCTTTTTCTCTACTTCGTCGTACACATCCTGATATTGTAGAACTCATAAGTAAAATCGCTGAACTCCCTGAGGACCAACAGGAGCTTGTAGCCGGCCATTGGAAATGGGCACTTGAGGTGGTAGAGAAACAGCAGAAAAAAGATGAATCAATTGCCAAAGAAGAAAGGACCGATTACCACGCCAACCTTGACGCCCTCCTACCCCGCAACGAGATCGGCCTGGGTGAAGCCCTGGTCAAGATATCTGAGATAGCTTACCTGAATGAGCTGACTGAGCAGGATATCATGTACCTCCATAAAAAAGCCGTTGAGCATTATGGCGTACCGGTACCACCTGGCAGAAAGGGGAATATCGCGGCGCTGGGGCCTAGAAGCCCTGGACAGATAAAGCTGCGGAATAACGGGAAAGATAAAACCTCAACAAGAAAGGAATGAGCCCCTGTGCCCAAGAGGATAACCCACTATAGTGTGCTAATAGAATGGGATTCTGTAGAGCGTGTTTGGGTGACTCATGTACCTGCATTTAATTACCTATCAACCTACGGGAAAACACGTGAAGAGGCATTGGACCAGACCAGGGAAGCAATAATTGGCTACCTTGAGGCCGCGGAAAAGGAAGGTATGCCATTCCCGTCCGGAGATATTAAAGCCGAATTAGTAGAACTGGAAGTTGCAACTCCGTGACCAAGCTGCCTCGCTTAAGCGGAAAAGAAGTTGTCAAAGCGCTCTTGCGGGGCGGGTTTACAGTTACCCATATACGTGGAAGCCACTATTATTTACGAAAGGACAAATTATCTGGTCTAGTTGTCGTTCCTGTCCACGGTAAAAACATGCTACCCCCCGGCACATTGCAATCTATCCTTCGTCAAGCTAATTTAGCAATAGAAAACCTTCAAGAGTTTATGAAGTAATGAAAAAGCTATCTAAACAGATAGCTTTTAGTAATTCTTGGCCTATTCGACAAGATTAGACATATTCTGCATAAAGGATGGGGACAGCGCATGCAGATTGTTACGCTAGATAATTTGCTATACCTTGCGGAGACCACGAACGTCCTGTTGCGGTATGAAGACCTCCACGCCAGACACCCTCAACTAGAAGCCTATACAAGTTACCCTGTCATTGTGTTGGACAAGTCCTTGCAGAGCCGGACACAGGAGCACCGTGTAGTCCTGGCCCATGAGCTGGGCCACATTGTCTACCCTCCCCGGGCTGGCCACATTAGCTACTATACGGCCAGGGCCTGGGATATGATGGACTGCCCCACCAGGGATAGCCTGGCGGTGTCGGTCGGTAAGGATGAACGGTTTGCCATGAAATTTGCCACGGGGGTGCTGATCCCTGATCAGTTCTTTTGGCGCTTTGCAGCTGCTGGGCCGCATGAGATGTGGACGTGGCTGGAGGCCTTCGATATACCGAAGTGGTTTTTAGAATTTAAGGTGGGCTTTGTCAGAGCCGGGCAGCCCGCCAGGGAAAGGCTAAAATGGCGGGAAATCATACTAAGAAAATAAATTTAAGGAGGGGTTTGTTGTGAAAAAAGGTCTTGTTGGGTTTTTGACAGTTCTGTTACTGGCGGGCGTGGTAGGGGCGGTAACTGCAGCCTCAATAAACGGGGATTACAAAAGTTACCCAATTGTTAATGTCTTTGTAGAGGGCCAGAAGTATACAGGTGAGGTGCCGGCGATTAATTTTGAGGGTACGACTATGGTACCGGTCCGGTTTGTAGCTGAAACCCTTGGCCAGCAGGTAAACTGGGACGGATCCACCTGGACTGTTAGTATAGGTGAGAGTGCAGCTGCAAGCGGTAAGACATCACAAGAATTAAAGGACGCTGGTGGCGGGTTCTATTACGGGAATATAAGTTTTAGTGAGAGCTACGGTTATGTAGACGGTATTGGAGAGATGGTCAATAGCTCAGGTAAATCTTATTCTTTTGTTACGTTCACGATGAGTCTCTATGACGCCAATAATAAGCTAATAGGTACTGGCCCTATTATCATCACTAATTTCAGTAGCGGACAAACGAAGTCATTTGACTCTACAATAAAAGCTGATATTGAAGCAGCTGATAGTTATAAAATTCAGTTTGAAAACGCAATGTAAAGGGTGACATCATGGCAACAGGGCATCTTGAAAAGCGTTATAAGTCCAGCTGGATTATAGTAATAGACAAAGGCCGCGATGAAAACGGAGAGCGGGATCGTATCCGGATAAGCTTTAAAGGCCCCAGGCCAGAAGCTAAAGCGGAAATGCTCCGGATGATTAACGAAGTAGAACAGGGCACGTTTGTCAAGCCAATTAAAACCACCGTTAAAGAGCTGTTAACCCAGTGGCTGGAGGATCACAGGTCGCAGCTGGCGCCGCGTACATACGAAAGTTATGAAATGATTTGCCGGGTCCACCTCACCCCCGCCCTGGGCGCTATCCGCTTGGAGGACCTCAAGCCCATTAGCATCAGCAAGTATAAAACTGATAAGCTCAAAGCTGAACTGGCCCCCCGGACAGTGGCTTACCACCTAACCGTGCTGCATGAAGCCCTGGAGTTTGCGATCAAAATGCAAATGCTCCGGTTTAATCCTGTTAAAGCTGTGGATAAACCCAAAATCGAAAAACAGAAATTCGCCATGCCCAGGCTCGAAGATATCGCCAAGCTGCTTGAAGTTGCTAAGGAGTATAACGATTACTCCTTAATATTTACGGCTTTATACACAGGGATGCGGTTGGGAGAGGTTCTAGCGCTACACTGGGAGGACGTGGATCTGGATAACAGGATTATTCAGATCCGTAGAAAAGTCCAGCGGGTTAAAAAAGAAGAAGGGTCTGAGCTGGTATTCAGCGAGCCCAAGGCCCACAGCACTGGATCTATAGACATATCAGCCCAGCTGGTGGAATTGTTACGGTCAATCAAAGCAGAGAAAGCTAAAGGCCTGGTCTTCCCCACCAAAAACAACACGCCGCATGAGGTTAAGAATGTATCCGCTAGGTTCCGAAAGATAGCGGCTAAAGCTGGTTTGGATATGACCTTTCACGGCCTGCGGCACACCCATGCTAGCTTGCTCCTAAACGATGGCCAGCCATTAGCCACTGTCCAGGAAAGATTACGACATAAACAATCCAGCATCACGTCAGATATCTACGGTCACGTTATGCCTAGCAGCCCCCGCCAGGTGGCCGACCGGTTTGAGCAAATAATGCAAGTCAGTAAAAAAGACGAACCAGAAAATAATGAGCAAGGGCCGTGATTTGGCCGCGGTTTATGTTTTGGGCCGTGATGGGCAGAAAATAAAAAAGCCGCAATCGCTTGCGGCGTCTACATTCTTTTGGCAGGGGAGACAGGAATTGAACCCGCAACCAACGGATTTGGAGTTAGTCTTACCCCCTCTTTGGAGCCCTTACACGGCAAGACAAAAACCCTGAAAGCCTTGATATTGCTAGATTTTCGCGTTGCCCTGTGTGGGTCAATGTTAGGGGGCATTTGGCAAAAAGGGCCGTGATTCGGGCCGCGGTTTATACCCGTAAAATAATAAAAGCCTTGGTAAGACATAACGCTGTGGTTATAAGATTGTTCACCGAATATAATTGGCAACTTAAAAAGATATACACCCACTTTCGTTTAGAATAAGTGCCCAAGATAAGAAAAACTCAGGTAGCAATACAGGGGTTTATTACCATGATTTAAAGACTGCCTGGTTATATGTCGGCTTCAGCAAAAGATGGAAAATACCTGTATATTCTGGCAAATTTCTCGACATCATCTAATGATAAACCGTGGTTTATTAAGGAAGATGGATCTGATGTAGGTAATTGTGAGTTTAGATATCGGATTTCTCGCAAGGTCAAATTAGGAACTTCTATTAAGTATGGATCGTCCCCATTTTTGATGAATGATAATTTATTAAATCCGCATCCTTCCAACTTTCCTGTCTGCCCTTCATCATAAATAATACCACCTGTAGATAACATTTTTGCACCGTCAGCATAATTAAAATTAAATAACTGACGATAATGAATCTTAAGATTGGATGGTCTTGTTCCATTTCTAACTACTAGGGTCTCTTCAATTTCATTTTGAATTATTCTTTTATAAACACCGGCTAATTTCCAACCTATCAAGTCATTTTCCCTTATATAAGTTGGAATTTTCTCCTCTCCAATTTGTTTTATTAATTGATTCATTCTAGCTTCGCGGTCTTCTCCATCTTTTTCATATGCAATAGGTTGTGCATTAACCGTTATCACTATGATACTTCCTGGTGAACAGTGAGAACATACTAACTTTATATCTGCTAAGACCTGATTTGTTAATTTATCATCATAATCTAACCAAGCTATTGTGCATATTTCATTCCAATCAATTTGAGATAATATATCTGTGGATTCTCCAATAATTAGGTCAATACATTGGAATGGTCGGTTGAATTCACATCTATCTTTATCATCTTCATTATGTTCGATACTTTTCATTTGACATAAATTGAGTTCCTTATGAAAAAGAGTAAAATCCGAAAAATATACAGAACCGAATCCAATATATCTATATGATTCCACGTACCTAAAATCAGAGAGACATCGGAAGGCTTCACAAAGCATTTTTCTTTCAATACATTTTGCTGGTCTTAACGCATAATTTATTTTCTTATAACTTGGTTTCATTAATCTTCGCACTCCATCCTCAAGAAATAATCAAAAGTTTCTTCACCTACTTCTTTAAGCGAAGAAACCTTCAGGACAGATTTAACGCGATCGATTTCTTCTGTGGGTTTACTATATTGAATTTTATTCATTCTTATTTTTGGAGTTGATTCAGTTTTTAGTTTGGGAGCTATAAAAGCACGCGTTTGTCCAACATCTGAAAGATTTACGGATTTAGCTTCGTTTATAATAAGTTCCAAGGGCGTTGGATCTGTATTATCATCGCGACCCTTTCTCTCTCTCTCCATCTGGTTTAAAAAATCAATAACGGGGCGCATTAATGTTAACATATCTAAACGAACTTCCCTAAAAACCGGAGAACCAGTATCTACAGAACTTTTTGTAGTTGTCCAAGGTAATAAACTAGCATCATCAGAATCGAAAAAAGTATAGCCTCGAAATCTAGCGAATTGATTATGAAACTGAGGTATACTTCCATCACCCCAACCAGTAGTACGTGATCTATCTGCCTCTAAAATTAATCTGCCATTACAGAAAACATGCCACCCTGCATTTTGGGGATCAGACTTTGCTAGACCCACGTATATTTTAATACTAATCTTAACTTTGCCAGATATAATAATCTCCTTTTCCACAAATGCTGGCTTAAGCTCATCTGAACTGAGTAGCTGAGCTGGACGAAAGGTAAGTGGTATTCCATTAAGAGTAATAATAAGACCTTCGTTTAAACTATACTGATGCGCCGCTTCCAATTCTAAAGAAAGACGTTTTTGGAAGTTTTCTAAAGAGAATTCCTCTGATACAGACGTATGAAGTTCAGTAACTATTATAGATGTATAAACTTGATCATTCATAGGTTGAAAACTCTCGTTTAATTCGCTAAAAATAAAATCCCAATTATCTTTATCTTTTGCCCATTCCTGAACGTTTCCTTCAACACTAAATTTAGATGTTGAGGTCACAGATTCAATATTAAATATGTTACCTAATTTAAATAAAGCTCTTTTCATGCCAACGCCAAACTGACCGATAGAATAAGGCGTTTCGGGCATTCCTTTGACTCTTCCAAAACGGAAAGCGTACTTGCGTGCTATTTCAATAGGAATTCCGCCACAGTTATCGTGTATTTTAAAATGGGTAGCTAGTACTTCTAAGCGAATAACTAAACCTTCATACTCCGTATTTCCCTTAATTCTCCTCGCACCGTCAACACTATTATCAACAAGATCTGCTATTGCACGAATTAGATCGATATCCTTCGTGAGCATGTATATAAAAAAATCTTTAGTTGGGGAAGCGTCAATTCTAAGAGATTCATCCCTCATCTAAATAACCTCTTTCTTAATTAATGTTTCACCCCTCAACCTATATATACATTTTAGTACTTCCGCGGCAACCGTTTGTGCTAATAAAGGAGGAACAGAATTTCCAACCTCACGAAAACCATGCCATTTTGTAGGATGAAAGGTGAACCAGTCAGGGAAAGATTGAAGTCTTGCCGCCTCCCTTACTGTAATACAACGTGGATATATAGGATGAATCGGTCTAGGTGCAGTAAAACCACCATGTGTTCGATCTGTACCTGCACGGATAGTATTCGAAACTCCTTGACTTGCTAGTCTATAAAACCTACTAATAGGTTCGCATGTCCCGGGTATTGTTTCAGAGAACCGTTTGATTACTTCGGGAGAGTGTACGACACGAGAACATCCACTTAAACCATTCCTTTTTTCTCGGAATTTATTAGAACTAGCCATCATTTCATCTAATCCACGAAGTGTTTTTGAATATTCACTCCATAGACCTAGTTCTCCCATATAGACATCCGATGTAAGAAGGTAATGATAGTCGTCAACATTAGGCAAATCACCAATGGCATCCCACACGGTTGTAGAGCTCTCGCCCACATTTATCGATGGATAGTCAGGAAGTTGAAGACCATTAAGACAACCAATAATAAATAGGCGTTTGCGTTGCTGAGGCACACCAAATTCAGAGGCGTCAAGTATACGAACCGGTTCTAAGATAATATATCCGGCCTTTATAACCTCATTAATAAATTGTTCTAATATTGTTTTGGTTTTTCCGGCAATTAAGCCAGCAACGTTTTCAACGACGAAATATAGTGGCATTGTTTCTTTAATCAGACGTGAAAATTCTAAGAATAATAAACTTCTTGGATCATTCGAACGTCTCTTACCCGCCATCGAGAAGCCTTGGCAAGGTGGACCACCGAAAAGTACATCTAATTGCTTTTGTTTTAAGTCTGCTATATTTAGGAGCTTCTCTCCGTTTAAACTTGAAATATCTGTACAAATTGTTTTACATTTTGGAAAGTTCCTTTTGTGTGTATCAATATGTATAGGACTTGCATCAACTGCAGCCACAATCTCAAAACCAGCTTGTTCAAAACCAAGTGACATGCCTCCGGCGCCACAAAACAGGTCTATCCCTATAGGGTGACCTGTCCTCATAATCTAACACCTCCAAACTTATTTAAATCCTCCTCAGCAGCTGCCATAACGTTAATATTCAGGCCTAAAGTTGCCCTTGCCTGATGGATATGTTAAGGTTTTTATCTATTATTAAGAAATAATGATAAACAAAGAAGGAATTCTGCTTTTGTAACCGTATACAACATATAACCAACAAATTCCTCTTTTTCCTTGACAATAATTAACTTATAATGCACAATTTTGTGTTTTTCACCTTAAAAATAAACCTATAAACCAACTTTACTGTTTTCCCAATATATACGTTAATAAAGTCAAATATTATATTATAGAATCAGAAAAACCCCGGGTTATACGACCCGGGGTTGGATGGTTTTGACTTTCGGACTATTTATTTGTAAATGGCTCCTCGACATCTCGCCCATCGTGGGTGAACGAAGCATGCTCCACGTTCTGCCCAGCTTCCTTCAACTTCTCAACGGTCTCCTTGAAAATCTTGTTCGCGTCACCGGCGTGGTCCTGATTGTGATGCGCGCCAGTGCCAATGATTGTGATATTCCAGTTGCCCAATGTTCTCACCACCTTCCCCTTTTGTGCATAATCTAAATTGCGGGTTCTCTTTTTAGGATGGCTATCATGAACTAAGCCCCAGCTTTTATGCCGGGGCTTAGTCATTCATGAAAGGATTGGCAAGCACAGGTTATCTACCCCTCGACCACTGGACCAAGCCCCAGACAGCCAAGATAAAATAGACCAGAAACAGAATACTCTGGGCCTTTGCCCCCAGCTTCCAGTCATAGACCGCCCAGAAAGCGTTGGTAAATGCCCAGATGATAAAGCAGCGCCGGTCCTTGTAGATGTTGAGGATGACACCGGCCAAGGCTAGTGCTGAAACTATCCAGGGTAAAGTGATCATGCAGTAGCCTTCGCCCAAGATTCCCCGAACTCATCTTTCAGTGTCCGGACGGCCCATTCAACAAGGGTCTTGATTTCCTCGGGCGCTATCTTCAACCCTGCCCTAGCTGCCTGCCCCGATATGATCTCGCTGGCCTTATCTGCCTTCTCTTCGCCCAGCAGGACCCCAGTCCACAATTGCTCAACCGCCTTCACAGCCAAAAGGGCCAGTTCCTGTTTCGCTGACAACTCCTCCTGCACCCGGCGCATCCCCTCGACACCCAGCTTTTTCTTCAGCCAAGCAATGACCAGGGTAACGGCCACCAGGATCAGGATTGACAGGACATCATAGGTCAACTTCATGACTAACTCTTCCACTGCTATTCCCTCCCTTTAATCTATAGATACCGTCTTTGTTGGTCCATCCCAGTTAACCCGGTGTCCCAATGCCTCGGACACGAACCGAAGTGGGACCATCACGCAATCCCCGCCGGGTACCTTGACCACTTGCGGCGGCACGTCTGGCTTCATTTCCTTGCCCTTGATGATGAGCCGTATCCCTTCCGCCACCACTTCAACCTCCTTCGCGGTCTCAACCCGATTGTTTCCCTGTTGAAGGTTCACCAAAGCAATTACTACGTCCGTCTTGAACCGGTCCCAGCCGGCTGAAGCAGAACTAAAACCATAAAAAATGGCCGTACCATTATCAACAAAAAACCGGGGGCAATCTTTCCCGGTAATATCGAAGTGGCGCCAGAGGCGATCCGCTCCCCACCCACGGCGATGAAGGATGTCAGCTGCCAGCGCAACAGAATTCTGATAGGTCTTGCTAAAATTGCCGTCCCGGTTGACGCAAATCTCTATCCCAATGGTGCAGTCATTGGGATAGGATGATAACCGTTCTAGGGCAGCTGGCTTATATTGCTTGGCGCCCACGTGATAGCCAAGCTCATCCTCGGGTAAGCACTGCACAACCTGGCAGTCATCAACAATGTAATGAGCACTCACCTTGTTCTGAGGGTGGTTTTCGAAGTAGTTCCGATTGGCTACTGCATCAGCCTTAGGGTTTTCGTTAGCCGTCCAGTGTATAACCAGTCCCTTGGGGGTGACCTTCTTTCCAGGCCTACCACCCTGACCGGAAGTCAGTAGCATCTTTCTAATCTCCACGGCCATCCCTCCCACCTGTTACCGATGCCGGCGGTTCCTCTCCGTCCTCAAAACGCTTTTGCTCCCGCTTGATCCGCCATAACAATGGCCGGAGCTCCTCTACCCCAGCTTCTACAAAATTTTCAGTTATTGAATGGAACTCAACCCAAAACAAAATCCCGTATACGACGGTGCTTAGCAAAAGTGGCACCTGTTCATATGCGACCAAATGTTTGCTCTGGTAAACGATGACCGTCATAAAAAAATAGGCCACGATTTTGATCGCGGACCCGACAAACATTTTATCGCTGCAGATTTTTCGTTCCTTGGTTGCTTTTATGTACCCACCGGCGTGAGCCGCTTCGACAATTATCCTGCTGATCAGATCCAGGACCACGGCAATCCACAAGGCGTAGAACGCTGCGTTAGGCTCTACCAGATAGGTTAGTATGCCGAGTAGAACCCCGCCTATTTGAGCAATCCTATCTTTCATAACCCGGTCAATCACCATGACAAAGGCATCGATAACTCCAATCAATTCCCAATCCCCCTTCCTCTTATTACCCGGTTAGGAGCCGGGAGGCTTGATACTATGAATTAAATTTTTCCGTATTGCCGGGTGGTCTGATTTGCCAGTGTGTATAGTTCTTCAGCGATAGCTCTTATATCAGCTCGACTTTGCACAGTGATCTGGTTAAGAAAAAAGAAGGCCTCCTTAACCTTCCTCAGTTCAACTACTTCCTTTTCCAAGCGCTCCACGCGCTGTTCAAGACTGTCGCTTTCAATACCCATGTTATGACCTGCGCTTTCGTTCTCCATGGTTTCACCTCCCCCACTTATTGGATATAATGGTACCCAAAGGAGTGATCGCATTGAAAAAGTTTCTCGCCGGTCTTGTTGTTGGCCTCATCCTGGCCACCGCCGCTACTGCTGTTGCCGCGCCCCAGGCCATCCGCCTGATCGTAAATGGGAAGGAAGTCCCCTCCGACCCGGCACCACAGATGATCCGGGACCGGGTATTCGTGCCTATCCGGGTTGTGTCGGAGGCCCTGGGTGCTGAAGTGAAGTGGGATGATGCAACCCAATCGGTAACTATTACTCAACAGGTAGTTCAACCTGTTGCTGCAGAGACCCCAAGTTCTGGTATAATTGAGACAAGTAAATCTGTGCCAATGGGAGGCGATAGTGTGCCGCAGCCGGAGATTCAATATTACCAAATAGAAAATCCCACCATAAATAAACTACTTCAAGAAGGAGAAGTTATTATGGCTTCTCCAAATATTGTCTACGTTGCTTTGCTAGGAATTGAGTATAGTCTTGGTATTTCAGTCGCATGGGATCGAAATACCAAGCAAATAATTCTTTATTCCGATCCGGCGGGAACGCAAAAATTAATCGACTTTGATTCTTCTAATGAAGTAAATTATGTTCTCGGAGATCCTGTTATTTACGTTGCTCATCGCCATTTTATATTACTCTCCGAACTTCAAAGCAAAGGCATCATTACTGGATACCAAATTGACCAAGAAAATAAGACCTTAACTATCACCACTCCTTGATTCTTCTTTTGTTGGCTTAGCATCAGCATTTTCAACAGCTTGGACTATCTCCATAAATGCTCTTGCCTCTAAGCCAGATAGCTGTATCCGGCCAAGAAAAACTAACAGATTTTTTCTTTGCATTTCAGTAAGTTGAACGGTTAACATCTTTTATTTCCCCTTTCTTTTTTAAGGCGTTCCAATGCTGTGTGGATGCGCTCCCGATTCTGTCCATGTTACAGTTCCACCACCATCAACCATTAAAACCGTACCATCGGGGATGCCGTGGTTATGAGTGCCGTTTGTTCCGGTTGAACCTCCGTGGTCATGGGTTGAAGTAGCAAAATAAGAAGAATCATGACCGTCCAGGGTGTCGGCATCTGTGCTGCCCGCTGGTAAGCCGGTAACGGTTGCTCCGCTAAAGTCCCATGTCCCTTCGGGAAAGGTGTCGTGTCCCGTTTTGCCTAAATATAAATCAACATCTGGTGAGTGCATTCGGATATAATCAATTCCATCGAGTATTTGTAAAATATTACTTGCTCCATGAAAAATATTAATATCTGCTAAGCTAGACCCACCCGTTCCGATTGCAACCCGCGTCCCGCTTGTGGCTGTAGTAAGCGTACTGCCTGTAATCGTCGCCCCTGTAATCGATGACCCACTCTCAATGCTTCCCGTAAAACTAGCAGACCCATCACTATTAATCGCCACAGTATTTACATCGCCAGCATCATAGATTTTTAGCCCAGTTGAATTTAGTACCAATCTTGCCCCGCTAGCGGCAGTCTGAACGGTGACCCCTCCAGCTCCAACGTTTAAGGTCCCAGTGTCAATCTTGCTTGCCGACAGGTCGCTGATCTTCGCATTCCCGATAGTGGCATTTGCTATTTTGGCCCCGGTAATTTCCAAGTTGCCAACTTTAGCATTCGTGATAGCCAGGTCCTGGATCTGGTCGGTGCCCACAACTTCCAGCCCCAGCCCATCAGCGCTGACCACCAGGTTGCCTGCTACGTCATAAACCCACAGCCCATAATCCTCCGGGTCTGGTCCGTTGTTACCCAAAATGACCCGGGTGATCGGAATTGCCAGCGTATCCTTAATCTCTATCCGCCGGTTAGCAGCATCCAGAGCGAAGGTCTCATCGCCCAGGTAGATGCTGTCTGTCGCGACTATCGTCCCGCCGATCAGCAGGCTGGACGCTATCCCTTCCCCGGTGATCGCCGTCCCAACGTAATCCGCTTCACCAGCTGGCTTGACCCAGATCCCACCAGGGGTTAGCTTAACCTTACGTCCGGTCTCCTCCCCTCCCTCGTCAATCTCAATGGCTTCCAAGGAATCATCATTCCAAACCAACTTCCCGCTGGAGGAACTAATCTGGTTCTGCATTGAGTTGATGATCCCGGCCAGCCAGTTAGTTGATACCTTCCCCCTGGTCACGAAGCGGTCGAAGGTCTCCTTCATCGTCGACAGGTTATTAGCCAGGTAATCATGCAGGTTTTGACCGAAGTTGGCCAGAACCGCTTTATCCCGCCAGGGCTCGAATGGGTATTTGTCATACTCAACTATCCGGGCCTGGACCTCGATGCTCAAGTCCTCATCTATCACCTTGACCGTGTCGCCCAGGGCAAAGCCCTCACCAACATACTGGGCCAGGCCGCTTAGGTCGACCACTGATACCTCGTAAGTTACCCGGGGGATTTCCTGCTCGGCCAGAGCCTCCCGCATGGCTGTCAGCAGTTCCTGCTGATCCTCAATGTCGCTGTCCCGAAATTCTCCTTGGTACTCCTTGGCGTAGCTGCTCAGGTAGTCGCTTACCAGGTAGGGCTGGGTCACCAGATTGTCGACAATGGTCAGGCCTGCCTTCTGCTCATCAGTCCATCCTGTGGTATCCAGTCCGGTGATCACCAGGTTATCCTTACCGTAACCATACAGCTTGGTAGTCAGGGTCTTGGTATCCAGAGTCCGGACTATGCCACTCAGGTTTTTCCCTTTGCGGAACTGGATCCCGTTGTCCTGGCCCATCTGCTGGACCAGGCTGACTTCGTAGTTGTCAAAGTCCAGTTCCCCGCCCCAGGTATCAACGACCTTTTTAACTGCAGCCAGCTTGTTCATAATCTCCGCTTCCAGGTTGTTGGCGCCAGCTACATTCACCGTCCCCAGGGTGTACGGTGTACCCTCCAGGATAGCAGCCAGGGCAACCGTGGCTGACACCGAAGGCAGGTCCAGGGTATCAGCCAGCCAGTAGTCAATCAGGCCCAGGCCGACGTGCTCCGCTTCAATCATCCGGATCTTCTTCACGTCATCGTCCTTGACTGCCTTGACCACGTACTTCTGCCCGTCGTACTCGATGAAATTTTCATTTACCAGTTCCTGCCCCTTCTCATCGTCCAGGGGAAGGGCGCAGGTAAGCCGCCAGTCACCATTTAACTTCCGGCTAATCTTGACCTCGAAGGCATAATCCAGGTAAGAGATAAGCACGTCAAACTGGCTGACGTGCTTAAGCGTTTTCTCTACCGGAGTTGTTATCAGAACTACCCCGGGCGGGCCGTCCAGGGATAGCTCCAGGACCTCTGCATTTGTCAAGGCGATAATGAGCATTACTGTGGCGCCGGAAGTAGTGAACACCTTGCTGAATTCCTGCAGGCCAGCCGAAGTGGATATGGTGGTTTGCTCATTGGTTAACACCTGGCCGGTAACGCTTACTTCCCTTAGGGTGTAAGTGGATGTTGCTGCCGGAGTGGTAACCTTGCCGTAGAGCAGGTATTCCTGCCCGGGTTGGACGTAAACCTTGTAAAGGGACTGGCCCTCGATCTGTGACAGAATAAGTTGTGCCATTCTCTCCCTCCTTTCATGGGCGCTCTTTAACCAGGACCAGGCCCTGGCGCCACCCAACCGCAATCTCACCTGAATATTCCTGGCCCCGCATGGAGTACCAGGTGCCTGCCGGCAATGTGTAGGCCTGAGCTACTTCGTTCAGATTGAGTAAAGCCACACAGTTTTCAAACTCGCGACTAAACAACCAATTTGTGAGCTGATAATTCCCCGTTGGTTGACCAGTCCGGATCACCATCTCTGGTAGCAGCAGACCATGCCACAGGTCCCCGTAGGGCTCCAGCCAGGCCCCCTCGTCATTAATCATGTTCCAGCCGCTGTGAAAATAATAGGAATTAGCATGCTTGCCCATCAGGAAGGCCGCCAGGGCGAACATCCTCGCCTCCCAGCATTGGGGGCCGCTCCGGGCCAAGGCTGCTACAAACTGGTTGTTATCACCGCACCATTTGATGAAATCAATTTCATCCTTGATGACACTAGGCACCAGCCGGAAGCTGTCAACCGGTCTTGCCTGGGGCTCCAACGATGATTCATAGCACCACACCTCCAGCAGGTGACCGTCAAATGGTCGAACAATCATCTCTGCATCCGGAACCAGGTTGCCGTTAGTGAGGAACCGCCTTGGCGCTCCCTGGTTACAGGTCAGGTACTTGCCCCGCTTGTGGAACCGTTTCCGCATGATATTGAGGATCGTAGCCTGCGCCTGGTGCCGCTCCTTGACATTCCGGAAGTTCAGCAGTTCACTTGCCTGCGTGGTCCAGGTCTGCCAGATGGAATCCCAGTTGGTCTCCCCGCCGTAGTCGTCGATATACAAGCCGTCCGACCAGGAAGGATGCATCCGTAGGCAGCGATCCAGGAACCATTGGCAGGCCTCCATGTTGCCCCAATTGTATGCGTACCTGCGATCCCCAAACCAGTGGACCAGGCCCACGGCATTATAGCAGAACCACTCCGGACGCTGGCTCATGATCTCGCCCCAGGATACTTCGCTCGGGTAGTCACTCAGCCAGTCCTTGTAGAAGAAATAGATCTGCTTGGGGTACTGCTTCGTGAACACGTTCTGGTCCATGGCCCAGTCCTGAGGGCTGTAGTGGATATCATAATCCAGCAGCTGCCGCTCATTGTAATAGGTTGGGCGGAATACTTCCCAGCGCCCGATCCGCTCCGTGACGTCCGGCAAGGGCTTCCTGGCCTTGGGTGCTATTACTTCAACATAAGCCGTTGATATGGACGCCGGCAATCCCGAGATAGTCGGCTCCTGGTCCCTGGTGTTCACTAGCGGGAATACCGTCACCGTTTCGCTGCTTTCGATTTCCCCCAGGGTGGCTGTGATGGTCACCTGGCAAGGACGATCAGGCAACGTGTAGATGGCCCGTGATTTCCCCTTAGCATTGGTGTTCAAGGTTTGGAAGTTACCAACGTCCGGAGTCGCAGACCAGACGACCTCCCTGTTGGCCTGTTCCACCGGGTTCCCGCCATTGGTCAGCTGGGCGCTGATGTTTAGCTGGGGAATGGTGTCCACGCCCAACTCTGTGTAAGGAACGTCCAGCGTGAGGCCATCCACCGGTAATGGGCTTGCCAGTTCGTAGCATCGGACCTCGTCAATCCAGGCCCGGAAGTTCTGTACCAGTCCCCAGTTGACCAGGTTGATATTGAGAAATACTCCCTTAACCGGCTTTACCGGAGTAAACTCCAAATATTTTTCCGTCCAGTCAAACGTCCCGGTGGGCCAGTCCTCCTCAGCTCCGAGTGGATCCCAGACCAGCTCGTCGTCGTTGTACTGGATCACAATGCCGAACTGTAGCCGGCCCAAACCTTCTGCAATGTTCTGCCCCTTGGCCCAGGCTTCGAAGGCTAAAGGCACCGGAGAGGCCTGGTTGAATACCAGGTACTGCCTCAGCTCGGTATACTTACAGGTCTGATAGTCGGTTAGAAGCTGGATGGAATACGGTGTGTCATGCCCGGTTGCAACGACAGACGTTCCAAGATCGTCAAGAAGATTGTCCTCCATGTCGTAGCCCCTCGAACTCCAGCCGGTCATCTGCTCCAGGAAATCCGGGTTGACCACTCTACTTGGATCCACCAGCGGGGTGATGGACACGTTCTCAACCCAGTTTGAATCATCATACTCCGGCCAGATCCGCAGGCGGGCTGTAGGATATCCCTCCGGGTTAGCCGGGAAGTTAAGAACCACCTTGCCTCCGGTGGCCGTATCGGTGATATTGGCCCCCATGCTTTCGTCTACGCCCCAGCCGCCATTGGGCAGCAGGTAGTAGATTGTAGCCGCAAAGTATTGGTCTGTATTCACGCCACGCCTAAAGTAAAAAGTCGCCTGCAAGGAATCGCCCGCAGTAACGGCAAAGGGCTGGCTCTGTAGCGCTACCCATCCCAGTTCTGCAAATGGTGGAAGGTCAATCCGTAGTGCTTCCCCTTCTTCCTGCATAGTAGCGTCTACTACAGACACTTCGGCCAGGCCCGGTGATTCCCCGACCATCTCCCAACCACTGGGCATGGTTGCCCCGGGAGGCATGACCTCGAACGTCCCATTGAAAATGTGCTCAAAGGTCTGCTCCGGCGCTATCTCTTCCTTGACGCTGAGGGCGTTCAGGAAATAGGTTATCGCCTGCTGGTCTGTCCCCCACTCCATGATGCGGAAGTTCATGGTCACAGCGTCGACCGGGGCCTGGGTGATAAATTCCTCCAGCGTGTATTCTGTGTCGAAGGTAAAGTACCACCAGGGGGAGCTAAGCTGTTGTCCCAGGCGGTCCTTCCAGGTAACATTCAGGCCCCCGACCGCTGAGGCCGTGGCTTTCTGGCGCAGTGAGAATACATACTGCCTGCCGCCAATCACCGACAGGTCGTATTTGTTTAAGCTACCCCAGGCATAGGCGTCCTGAGGTAACCAGAAATACATAGCCCGGGTTCCGGAGACCGCTACCTCTGATGAGTAGCCCGATTCCGCGCCGGGGGACTTGTAGACATTGAACCCGGTAGGGAATGTGGATCCGTCCTCAAAGGTCCCATTGGCTAGTAGTTCCGGGTATTCCGGATCCTCCACTTCGTCCGGTAGCCGGGGTCTTTCAAAGTCTGGATACTTCGGATTGGCATCGATGTAGTCCCCCTGGTCCAGCCGGGAGTAATAGGTGTCAGCCAGAACCCGGAATACCGTCATCCCGAAACTGGCTGCCGTGACCAGGTTCACTCCCTGGAGGCCCCAGGTGGTTATTCCGATAATCGGCTCATCAAGCACCTTGGTAATACGGCCCTGGCTGTCAAAACAGACGATCTTATCCTGCCCGCGGTTAAAGGTTACATATTGCCCGAAGTAGATCGCCAGCCCGATGCAATCCGGGGTGGGTATCTCCGGAGCAATTGACCGCAGGACATTGCCAGCCAGGTTGAACACCTGCACCGTGCCGTCAGCGGTTATCCGGGCGATTTCCGATGTCGCGACCCAGCAGAAACCGGTGAACACTCCGGCTCCGGGATAGCTCTGGCCGGCCAGGTTCTTGATGTCCCCGTTAGCTACCATGTACCAGAGGGTTGACCCGTAGTAATCCAGGTCGATGATCCCGTTCTCTGCCAGGACCAGCCGCAAGGTGTCTGGCACATAGGTATCGGACTGATAGATCCCTGCATCACCGGCCACATAAAAAACACCGGCATGGCCGATGTGGATAATGGAGTTAATATTCTCGCTGACTGTGAAGCTGCATTCTACCGTACTCCCTAATCCCGGGGCGCTGGCCTGGTCAAAGATAACCTTCTGGTTATCCGTGTCGACCGTCCACCTGGTAGCCGTGTGGGTACCTGGAGGCGTTCCCGGGGAGCAGGCCTGGCCGTCGTCGTACAAGAGGTACCCAGCATCGCGCAGCTGCTGGGCTGTGACATCGAACAGCAAGTGGTCCAGCCCGTCGTCCCATTTCAGCTTCTTGACATAGTGAGCTGCGTAGATCCATTCCTCCGGGTCCGTGTCATCCTCCACGCTCTTGGTCATATATACCCGGTAGCCCTTGGCCCCCTCTACCGGGGTAATCTCCAGGGGCACCCGGTTGGTGTTGGTGGCATCACTGGTGATAGCCTGGATCTCGTTGCTTCTATCTGTCTCCCCGTTGTCGTTGTAGGCGGTAACCAGGTAGTAACGGGTCTCCCCTCCCGGGATAGCCCCGCCCTCTGTGATCTGCCAGAAATCCACGAAAGCCAGATGCGGGATCCGGAGATACTGCTCCACCTCTTGGCCGTCCACTGTGACTTCCTGGATGCCGTTCTGCCACTGGGCCAGGGTGTATTCCGTGTCGCTGAGCTTTTGCAATTCCGCTTCCTGGAGGAAGGTTAAAGCATCCCGGTTGGACGTGGCCACCAGGCTTCCCATGAGCCCGTTGCACAGGAAAACGTCACCCTCATAATTGCCAGGGTTGAATTCCACCTGGTCCGGGGCCTTCGACCCACCCAGGGCAACCACTTGAGTGCTGTCATATGCCGGAGTTGTCAGGGCCACCGTGGTCTGTTCTGGCGCTGCCTGCAGTACCAGGCTGGGGGTGAACGTGCTGCTGGTTAAGAACACGGCCCCTATATAGCAGGTTCCGGAAAGGCTCTCAACCTGAATATCAACCTTCTCACTATAAGCCGTGCCAAGCAAGGATATCTTACGGGTAGTCCAGCCGTTACCAACCTGTACTATGGCACTGTTCTCGCTGATGATGGTACGATAGCGGCCCCGGAGCTGTGCCGTGATCCTGAGCTGAGCCCCTGCTGATCCGTTGACGTGGACCGTGATCTCATGCTTCAGTGTTCCCCGGCTAATAATCACGTCCCGCTGTCTTAGGGATCCGCCCTGGAGCATCTGCAGACTGGTTACACCTACCGGGCTCAGCTCGTCGACCAGAGAACACTTTGATGTATTCCAGGCTGTCGGCACCGTGCCATCGGGAGTATATGCAAAGTTAGGGTTCATGGTCAGGTTGCCAGCCGGGATTTCGGCCTGAGGCAAATCAATCTCTTCGGCTGAAAAAGCTCCATACCAGGCCTTGCCGGCTGAGAAGCCCCGGTGGAGTAGATGGAAAAACAGGTACTTAACTTTCTGGGTAGGTACTATCGTGGTTCGCTTCTGTACGAAGTCATAAGTACCGGTTTCAAAGAAGAGGTCCCCGCTTCCCACTCCGGGATAGCCTGGCGGGTACCCAACGCAGATCACTTCTACGTTCGGCTGTCCAAGACAACCTTCGGCAGCAACATAGGCCGAGAACCGGATCGGCTTAATGCTTTCCTGCAGTACCGGGATCACCTGGGTGACGCCCCCGGAGTTCTGGACCAGCGGATCAGCAGCGTCCAATACGATGGAGCGGCCACCGTTCACGGCCCTGGTAGACCAGACGCCACCAGCAACCAGGAAGGTGCCATAGTCCGGTCCACCGAGGATCCACCAGTTGTCAGGGGCCACGCCAGCGCCACCAGGATAAACTACAGGCGTGTTTCCCCAGCTGTCCATGACGGTCAAGTCGCCGGAGGTACTTATTAGTAATAATGGGTTGTCGACCAGGTTGGGCATTTAATCACCTGCTTAAAAGAAAATGAGCCTTGCGGCTCTAATTACGTCAACTATAGAAAGTATCTTAATTTCACCAGGAGGTATCGGACTTTCCAATATCAAATTCGACTTCCATCATTCGCATAAAAGTGTTATTTCGCATTCTCGCGTTGCGACTACCCTCCACTCTAATAACTCTTCCCTGAGAACCAACTAGACTCCTATAATACTTTACCGCCGCATTACTGAATGCCTCGTAATTCAAAGGACCACTATAGCCTTGAGGTTGACTTACCTCAATTGACCCAGTTTCATAATCGTCTCCTACGGTTTGTTTCAAATTAGCATAAAGATTAACAAAACTTTGCCCATCAATCTCTAAAGTGAAGAAAACCCTCGAAACCATATGCTCGTCATTGCTTCCCAATTCTTGTGAATCCTGCAGGCATTTAAAGAATACTACCTTTGCTTTACTCATTCAGATGGCTTCCTTCGATCAAATTACCATCTGTTTCGTCATTTGTAATAATTTACCTTCAAATATTAGAAATATTTGTCGGAAGAAAGAACCAGCCTATTAGTTAGTTTTCGATTTGTAAATACGGCCAATCCTCTGGCAGTGCATCCAACACCCGCACATCCCCCGAAGCTACCCAATCTGCTAGGTATGCCTCCAGCCAATCCCTGTCTACCTCACTCCAGGGATGGGCAATGGCACAGCGCCCATCAGCACCCTGGGCATACTGTACACGGTTAGTTGCCGGATCATCAGGGTCAAACCATACCCATACAAGGCCAAATGGCGTAACAGCGATCTCATGCAGGATAACATCGGCTGTGGCCTTATCCCGAAATACCAGGACTGTCTGAGACATGGCCCATCGCCTCCCTTGCTGTGGCTATACGATCTTTGCGGAGTTTGTCGCGATCTGCTTTTTTGGCCGGGCGCTTCCACGCTTGCTTGCGTAGGGTCTTGGCTTGTTCGGGAGTGGCTGCGTTTGAGCCGGGGTCTATGATCATGATGCAAGCACCACCCCTCGCTCTGCTAGGTATCTTTGGATGATCTTGCGATTCTGTTCGATTTCAGCGCCATTTAATTCTCGGTCATAAATTAAACCATAATAAGTTTTTCCGTCAAGATAGCCTCCGGGCGCAGCGCCGTTATAGCGACCGAAGTTAATTACCCGTGTAGAATATCCAGATGAAAATGCCCCCATGCTGCTTGTACCCGCAAGATGAGT